CACGGACGCCCATTGTTCAAATGGGGTGGAATATGAAGATGAAAGAGAATCCTGATTTCTGGATGCATCTTGGTGACTGGCTCATATCGGTAAGAGAGCAAGGCATCTGGGCAACCCTTGCAGGGACGATGGCATTTTTTCGCGGTCGCTATAACGGTGGCGGCTGGGTAAAGGTTTCAATCGACGCTTTTATGTGTGCCATGTTCGCCTGGTTCATACGTGATGTTTTAAATTTCATGGGTCTGAATCCAGACTTGGCTTACATCGGCAGTGTGGTGATTGGTTACTTGGGTACAGACTTCATCGGTCAATTGCTGCGTAAGGCGGCAGAGAAAAGAGCGGGGGTCAGCAATGACACATCAGATCAGTAAAGCTGTATGTGGTGTGGATACGTTGCTTCGGATTCGTCGTTGGTGGGCTTTACGTAAACTGAGAGGACATTGGCGTCATGAACAAAAATTTGCAAAGTGCTACCGACAACATAAATGGGCGCGCAGGGTTTTCAATATTGAATGGAATTACTTGTTTCTCAAACATTCAGCAAGAGTCAACCAGCAGCGGGGTAAAATCTGATGAAAATCAGTAAAAACGGACTGGAATTCATCCAGCAATGGGAAGGACTAAAGCTGAAAGCCTATCCTGATCCGGCAACAGGTGGTATCCCGTGGACGATTGGTTACGGTCATACACAAGGCGTTAAGAAAGGCGATGTGATTACAGAGCAGCAGGCCGAAGCCTTCTTGCATGAAGATTTGCAACCTATCTACATCACTCTGGAAACAGCGGTTAAGGTGCCACTGACTCAAGGCCAGTTTGATGCACTGTGTTCATTTATCTTCAATTGTGGTGCGGGTAATTTTGTTCGTTCTACCTTGTTCAAGAAACTCAATGCCGGTGATTATGCAGGTGCAGCGTCAGAGTTTCCCCGATGGAATAAGGCGGCTGGTAAGGTGATGAACGGTCTGACTCGGCGTAGGGCATCTGAGCAACAGATGTTTCTGTCATGAAACTCACACTAATCCACTACACGATCATTGTTCTGATTGGCGTTGCAGGCATAGCCACATTCGGAAGTTACTACTACCGTTCTGAGTATAAGGAACAAGAGAGGGTTAACGGTGAAAAATCAACCGAAATCAAACAGCTCAACGATTTTATCAACCATCAGAATACTCATATCGATATGTTGCATGAGATGGACACCAAGCGCACACAGAAGCTTGCCAGTGCAAACGCTGAAATTGATCGGCTTCACACTACTTCTCTTGCTCATCCTGAGCGGGTGTACATCAAAGCCACCTGTCCCGTGCCTAAAACCCCTGCCCCCTCCGGCATGGATGATGCAGCCACCGCCCGACCTACTGACACCGCTGTCGGAAATTATTGGGTACTCAGAAAACACATTGCCACCTCAGAGCAAATGATACTGGGGTTGCAGGATTACATCAAAACGCAGTGTAAATGAGGTAAATATGTCACAAACATTTGGACAAAAAGCAGTGGGCTTATCTTTCAACCCATCAAACGATGATGCTGTCAGTCAGTGTAAGCAGATTTTTGCTGATGCTATAGATCAACTGGATGATTTGCGTAGCAGCACAGAATCAGCAGAAGTAAGGCGATTGACATCAATTGCAATTACAGAAGCGCAGGCTGCACAGATGTGGTCAGTGAAAGCGATTACCTGGAAAGACTGATAATAAAGCCCCTACAACCCAGTGACTACAACAACACCCCATGCCATCAGTTAACGCTGGTGGCATTTTTGTTTTCATCCTATTGAGTTAACCCATAGAGGCCATTATGACTGAACCGAACCCGAACTATGAAGCGATTGGACGCTGTAAATTCTTAAAAGAAAAGATAGTCGAGCTTCTTTTTCAGAGAGGCGGGCGCATTGAAAAACTGAATGATGAGATTAGGCGCTTGCAGGAATATACCTATTTAAGGACAGGTTTTATTCCAAAGTTTGATATTAACTACATGCATAAGCTACTGGAAAGAATTACTGCGGTGGATAATGAACTCGTGCGGACAGTGAACGAATTCAACAGTTACTGTCAGGATGCAGGCGAGCCGCCTCTTGAATTTAGATTGCCACCTTGTAATTCAGATTGTGAGTACGACAGAGCAGGCGTAGTTATCGGTATGGATTAATTACCATCGCATAGCCTTCTTACCCTGAGGGCTATTCAATGTTAATGAGTAAGGAAATCAAGAAAATGACCAGAGAAAAAATGACCGCAAAACAGAAAACGTTTTGTCGTGAATACCTGGTCGATTTAAACGCAACGCAGGCAGCGATCAGAGCAGGGTATAGCGCCAAACGTGCCAGTGAGCTGGGCTATCAGTTGATGCAGAAATCCCACGTGGTCGCGCTGATTGATGAGCTGAAACAGGCGCGCAACACGCAACTGGGCATTGATGCGCACTATGTCCTCATGCGCCTCGTTGAAATCGACCAGATGGATGTGGCTGACATTCTGAAAGAAGACCTGAGCATCAAACCGCTGGGCCAATGGCCAGAATCATGGCGCCGTTACCTGAGTGGGTTCAATCTGGCTGAGATGTTCGAGGGCAGAGGAGACGAGCGCGACATGGTCGGCATTCTTAAGAAAATCAAATGGCCGGACAAGGTGAAGAACCTTGAATTGCTGGGCAAACACGTATCGGTGCAGGCGTTCCGCGACAACGTGAAGAACGAGCACACAGGGGCGGAGGGTGGACCGATTGAGGTCGCCGGTCTGACAGCAGAACAGGCCGCCGATGCCTACAAGAAAATGATGAGGTGATCATGCCTGTTCCCTTTCCGTTTGATTTTCGTAATCCCGACTACAACGCTGTGTTTGAGTGGCGAATGGAGCGGTTACAGCGCATTCGCCAGAACCCCACGCTGTTGCCCACGATGAGAGCATTTTATCGCGACAATCCTGGCCAGTTCATCATCGATTGGGGCATGACCGTAGACCCGCGTAATGTGGAGCGCGGATTACCCGCCCGAATCCCGTTTATCCTGTTCCCCCGTCAGGAGGAATGGATAACGTGGTTTATGGAATGCTGGCGTACTCAAGAGCCGGGCATTACCGAGAAGACCCGTGACATGGGCATTAGCTGGCTGACGATTGCGACCGCCAGTTCTATCTGTCTATTCAATCGGGGTGTCGCAGCCGGCTTCGGCTCCCGTAAAGAAGAGTACGTGGATAAAATCGGCTCGCCCAAGTCCCTGTTTGATAAGGCACGGAACTTTATTAATCTGCTCCCCGCTGAATTCAGGGGCACGTGGGATATCCGTAAGCATGCGCCCCACATGCGCATTTTGTTTCCTGATACTGATTCCGTCATGTCGGGCGAGGCAGGGGATGGTATCGGGCGCGGTGACCGTGCTTCATTCTACTTTGTGGACGAGGCGGCTTTCCTTGAACGCCCCGAGCTGGTGGATGCGTCGTTATCGGCTACAACCAACTGCCGTCAGGACGTATCGACACCGAACGGCATGGCAAACTCGTTTGCCCAGCGACGGCACAGCGGCAACATTGACGTGTTTACCTTCCATTGGCGGGATGACCCGCGCAAAGACGATGCATGGTACGCCAAACAGGTGGAGAAACTTGATCCCGTCACACTGGCGCAGGAAGTCGATATCAACTACCAAGCATCGGTAGAGGGAATTCTGATCCCCTCTGAATGGGTACAAGCGGCAATGGATGCCCATATCAAACTGGACATTCAGCCGACAGGTATTCGCATGGGTGCGATGGATGTTGCGGACGAAGGCAAGGACAAAAACGCCTTTGCATGGCGCCACGGTTTTATGTTGCACGGCATTGAAGAGTGGTCGGGCAAGGGCAGCGATATTTACGGCTCCGTCGAAAAGGTCTTCGGATGGTGCACCCAGCGCAGTCTCGGCTCATTCCGGTTCGACAGTGACGGACTCGGCGCAGGTGTACGCGGCGATGCCCGTATCATCAACGAACAGCGTACCGCACTCCGGCTGGATACTATTACCGCTACGCCATTTCGGGGCAGTGGTGCGGTATTCGATCCTGAAGGCGAAGCTGTGCCGGGCGATGCGTTTAGTGAGCCGCGATTGAATAAGGATTTCTTTGCCAATACCAAAGCCCAGGCGTGGTGGTCATTACGAACACGATTTCAGAAAACCTACCGGGCAGTCACGGAAGGGCATTTTTATGATCCTGATGAACTGATATCTATTTCTAGTGAAATGCCGCTGAAGGATAAATTAGTTATCGAATTGTCTCAGCCTACCTATTCGGTGAATGGTGTCGGGAAAATTGTCGTGGATAAAAAGCCGGACGGGACGAAAAGCCCGAACTTGGCTGATTCAGCCATGATCCTCTATGCCCCGATGGATATCTCAATGGAAATCTGGGAACTATTAGGACGAGGTAGTTAATGGCGAAAAATAATCGCAAACCGCAACCCACAGCGGACAGCTACGAGAACATGATGGCACGTGTCGGGATGCAGACACCTAACCAGCATTCGGCATCGACCTATAAGCCCAACTGGACAAGCCGCAACCGGATGTTGATAGAAAATGCCTACCGTTCGTCATGGATTATCGGTGCGGCGGTGGACTCGGTGTCTGACGACATGACCCGCAAGGGCATTCGGATCACGTCTGAAATAGACCCCAAAGCGCGGGGCGTTTTGGAATCGATGTTTGATGAGCTGGAACTGTGGGAAAACCTGAACAATATCATCAAATGGTCGCGGCTCTACGGTGGGGCACTGGGCTTAATCCTGATTGAAGGGCAAGCGCCTTTTACCCCGTTACGGCCTGAAACCATCGGTCAGGGCAAATTCAAGGGGCTATTACCACTGGACAGATGGCAGGTTAATCCCGATCTGAACCGCCGTATTAAAGTCATTGGTAAGGATTTGGGAAAGCCTGAGTTCTACAACATCACGAACACCGGGCGGGGAATCCCAGCATGGAAAATCCATCATAGCCGGTTGATCCGGTTTGACGGAGTCACATTGCCCTATCAGCAGGCGCAGACTGAAAACGAGTGGGGCATGTCGATTGTTGAACGTATCTTCGACAGGCTCACGGCTTTCGACAGTGCGACCACAGGTGCGGCGCAACTGGTCTATAAGGCCCACTTACGCACCTATAGCATTGATAAATTGAGGGAAATTATTGCGCTGGGCGGTGCGAAATTAGACGCTCTGCTCAAACACATGGACATGATCCGTCAGTTCCAGAGCAACGAAGGTATGACACTGATGGATAAGAACGATGTATTTGAAACACACACCTATACCTTTAGCGGATTAGATAAAGTCTTGGCACAGTTTGCCGAGCAGATATCCGGGGCGGTAGGCATCCCTCTGGTGCGGCTGTTCGGTCAGTCCCCGCAAGGGTTTTCTACCGGCGATGCTGACTTGGCCAACTACTACGACAATATCGGGACCCAACAGGAGCGGCGATTACGTCAACCGCTAAGGCGATTACTGGACGTAATGCACCGTTCGGAGTTCGGGCAAGAATTGCCGGAAGATTTCACCTTCGAGTTTAACCCGCTGTGGCAAATGTCTGACCTCGACCGCTCCACCATTGCTATGAATACCGTCAATGCCCTGAACGGGGCACTGGATGGTGGCATGATGAACCTTAAGGCGGCAATGAACGACCTACGGGAAATGGCCGACGTGACCGGCATCGGAAGCTCAATCTCTGATGAGGATATCAACAATGCGGAAAACGAAGCGCCGCCACTCAGTGAGTTAGGCCCCTCGCAGTCGAATACAGGCGAATTCACAGAATCAAACACTAACCTCAATGGTGCACAAATCTCCAGCATGGTTGAAATTGTCTCTTCCGTTGCAGCAGGTGAGTTACCCAGAGACACCGGAATACAAATGCTGGTCACGTCCTACCACATGGACAGCACAGAGGCTGAGAGAATAATGGGGAGTGTAGGTGATGGCTTCACGGCGAAATCGACAGAAGGCAGCGGTGACGACCCGCAAACAGTCCCGGCAGGCGGAAAACCGATACCAAACCAGTCTACAAAAGATAGCGCAGGCGGTCGGAAACATCGTCAAGGGATCTTACGATGGTTCAAATGATTCCGTCACTGAGATACTGGCCGCACTGGACAGCTACAGTGAGCTGATCACTCCGTGGGCGCAGCGGGTGGCACAGAATTTCGCGCTCGATATCAATCGGCAGGATGAAAAAATCTGGCGTCAACACAGTCAACAGATTAGCCGGGAGCTGCGTCACTTGGTAGACAAGGCTCCTGTCGGGCAGGTGATGCGCTCTATTGTTGAAGAACAAATCCAGTACATCAAATCCCTGCCCATCGAGGCGGCGGATCGGGTGTATGACATTCATAACCGGGCAATAGAAACGGTGGTCACGGGCGGCAGGACAGAGCCATTCGCGAAAGAAATTGCGGCATCGGGCGAGGTAGCCGTGTCCAGAGCCAAACTGATCGCCCGCACCGAGGCAGGACGGGCGCAGACTGCACTGACACAGGCCAGGGCACAGTCCGTCGGTTCGGCAGGTTATATCTGGCGCACGGCAGAGGATGGTGATGTCCGCGGATCACATCAAAAAATGGAAGGGCAATTTGTCGAGTGGGCCAAACCGCCGACACTGGACAGTATGACAGGACACGCTGGCACTCTGCCTAACTGTCGTTGTTACTGCGAAGTCGTCATACCGGAGGATTAATATGAGCGATTTTGAATTTTATAGCTGGATAACTCCTGTACTTGGAGGCTTCTGGTTCATGCTACACGGCACATGGATCGATTTTCTGTACGGGTTCTCGTGTTGGGGTATTTCTGCGGCTTGGATGTGGTGGAGGATACGTTGAAATACTTCTTTACTACTCGGCTGGGTAACACCCGTTACCAACTGGCCGACGGCTCCCTATTGTGTAAAGACGTGCCTATCGCGAGAACGGGTACGCAGCTTTATGCCGATTTCGAACTCCCTGATCTGGAACCGGACACCGACGGTGAGGTTGTGGTGGAGCGCTCACCCGATGAAGTGTTCAGTGAAGCGACGCTGGCCTCGTTCGAGGGGATGACCGTCACTATCAAACATCCCGAAGATACCCAAGGCAATATCGTTTTTGTTGACCCGGATAACTGGCGAGAACTGGCACACGGGCATGTACAAAACATCAGGCGGGGTGAGGGGGAACAATCTGATCTGATGCTGGCCGACCTGGTTATTAAAGACACGGACGCTATCGCCGCCATCGACACCGGTTTTGATGAAGTGTCGTGCGGGTATGACGCCCAATATCGCCAGCTATCCCCCGGCAAAGCCGCCCAATATCAAATTACAGGTAATCATGTGGCTCTGGTGCAAGATGGCCGAGCCGGAACACGTTGTTCAATTGGAGATAGTATGTCTAATACAGCACAAAATTGGCTCAAGCGCCTGAGAACGGCGTTTAAAACCAAAGACTCAGCGGCAATGGAAGAGGCGTTAAATAATGCTCCCGAGTCCGTTACAGGAGATGAGGGCACAGGCGAATTGCCCAAGGCAATTAATATTAACATCAGTCCTCAGCAACCTTTACCCAACAAAGATCCGGAGATGCCAAAGGGCGGTACGGGGGATGAGCAAATCCCGGCATGGGCGCAGGCCCTTATCGCCCGGATGGATGCAATGGAAGGTAAGACGGCGGATAACGGCACTGACCCCAAAAAGGAGGATAAACCGACGGGGGATTATGACGAAAAAGACGAGAAAGAGGAAAAAATTACGGGCGATGCGGCATACAAAGCCGAGCTGATCGTACCGGGTATTAAGCTGGGCGATGCCAAACCAACAGCATTTAAACGTACGGTATTGGCGTCAGCAGATCAAAACATGGTACGCACCATTGTAGGCGATGCAGAAATCAAAAAATTGCCTAAACATAGCGTTGATATGGCCTTTAACGCCGTGGCTGAATTGGCGAAAGGCCGCAATACAGCACAGCACAACACCGGAGACGCCGCCCGTAAATCCTCTGGCAATTCCATTGCCGACCTGAACAAAGCCAACACCGAATTCTGGGCAAACAGGAGTAAATAACATCATGACAGTCTATTTAAAGCGGATGCCGTTAGGCATTGCCGGGGCTATTTCACGTCTACAGGATATGACAGTAGAGCCTGTTTTACTGAAATCGGCGAATGCGTTTCCGGCCTACGGGCTGGTGGGTAAATACGACAGCGATTATTTTGTGCCGCTGGCAGAGGGGGATACCGCAGACAAGATCCAGGGGATTTATGTTCGTCCCTATCCCACAACCAGTATGCCGGACAGGGTGCGCATTATCGGTGCAGATAACAATCTAACCGGGGATAACCTGAAACGCGGTTATATGACCGTGAAATTAGATGGCGATGCGTCCAGCATCAAAAAAGGCGCACCAGTTTACGTGCGGGTGGGTAAACCTGCCCAGACGAGTCCATTGGGTAGTTTCCTGAATGTGGCGATAGACGGTGAAACGGTTGTACTCCCGAATGCCCAGTTTACAGGCTCGGGTGATGCTGATGGTAATGTTGAAATTTCTTACAAGATTTGAGGGACACTATGCTTACATATGACCAACAAACCATTGATAACAGTGGTACGTTTCTAATTGGCGAACTGGAACGCCTTGACCAGACCATTAACTTGCCCTTGGTGCAATACACGCACAGCCGTGATATCCAGTATCGTGAGGATGTGACCATTGCTGATGATATGGCGACATGGACGCATACCGATTTTGCGGCGGCAGGATCTGCCAACCCGAACGGTAAAAACTGGGTAAGCGGTAACTCGACAGCGCTGGCGGGTATCAGCGTGAACATTGACCGCGACGGGCATCCATTAACCTTGTGGGGAATGGAATTAGGCTGGACAATTATCGAATTGAACGCAGCGCAACAGGTAGGACGCCCTATCGATTCCCAGAAACATGACGGCATGCTGCTGAAATGGAACATGGACACCGACGAACAGGTCTACATGGGCGATTCAGGGCTGGGGTTACAGGGGTTATTGAACCAAAAACGGGTCAATATTATCAATGCCCGTAAACCGTGGGCGCAATCCACACCGGATGAAATTCGTGAAAGCATCAACCAACTTTTGAGCGATGCATGGGCACACTCCGGCTATACGATGGTGCCGACCGATCTGTTGATTTCGCCGGAGCAATTTGCGCTGCTTTCCTCCATTATTGTTTCCTCGGCGGGTAATCAATCGCTCTTGACGTATCTGAAAACTAACACCATCGCTTACCACCAGAATGGTATCCCGTTGGATATTCGCGCAGTGAAATGGGCGAAAGGCGCAGGTACGGCAGGTAAAGATCGCGCAACCGCGTACACCAATGACAAGAAATTCGTTCGGTTCCCCATGGTGCCGATGCAGAGCATCCCGATCCAGTATCGCGGCCTGTACCAGATGGTGACGTATTACGGCAAGCTGGGTGCGGTAGAAGCTGTCTATCGTGAAACGCTGAACTATATGGACGGTATCTAAATGAAAATCAGGGCACATACCGCATTCAAATTCACGCATGATAACGGTGAAACGCAGGAATTTGTGACAGGCGTTCATGAAGTCAGTGAAGACGTCGCTCAACACTGGTTTGTCCAGGCACATGCAGAGATTATCGGTGCAGTAGAGGATAGTGCGCAGGCTGATCACGAAACGGTTATTACCGAACTCCGCGCCGCAATAGCTGAGCTGACTCAACACTTGGCTGAACGTGATACCCAGATTTTGGAGTTGAAACAGCAATTGGCTGAACGTGATACCCAGATTATGGAGTTGAAACAGCAATTGGAAGATCGAGACACCCAAATTGCTGAGCTGATGATATCGGGTGATCCGCAACCGACGGGCAATCAGACCGCTAACGGAGGTAAAAATGGGGGCAACAAGAAATAGGCAGCTCCCCTCTATAGCTCAGTTCCGCACCGACTTTCCTCAGTTCGATGATATGCACAAATTCCCTGATGCCCAAATCCAGTTCCGGTTAAATCTGGCGGATAAACAGTTGGATGAAAACCGGCTGGGGGATATGTTCGGCTATCTGGTCGAGCTGATGGTCGCCCACTATATGGCTCTGTGGGCGGCAGACAGTCGGTCGGTGGCAAGAGGCGGTGCAGGAGGGGCAAACAGTGGCGTGTTGTCGTCCAAAGCGGTGGATAAGGTGAGCGCCAGCTACGACACCGGCGCGACCCTGAACCCGAACGCGGGTTTCTGGAACAACACCCGCTATGGCTCAGAGTTCTACGAACTGTTGTTGATGTTTGGTGCGGGAGGTATTCAGCTATGAAAAGTGGCCTGAAAATCCGGGTTGATAAAGCCAACGACATTCTGAAGGCGCTGAAAACCATTGGCAACAGTGACGTACTGGTGGGTGTTCCCTCTGAAAACAGTAGTCGCGCTGATGTGCCGTTCGGCAACGCGGGGATCGGTTATATCAACGAATTCGGTTCACCTGCCCAAAACATTCCGGCGCGGCCGCATCTTCGCCCCGGCATCCGTTCGGTGGAAGACAAGACCACAGAACAATTGAAAATTGCGGCGGAAGCGGTGCTGGACGGTAAGCAGGATAAGGCCGAAAAAGCTCTGAACAAGGCAGGCATGCTGGCGGTAAACGGGGTTCAGCGTTACATGACGACGAATGATTTTGAACCGCTGGCCGATCCCACTGTTGCCGCCCGTGCCAAACGAGGGCGTAAGGGCGTGAAACCGCTGATCGATACGGGCGCGTACCGACGGTCGATTACCTACGTTGTCCGGGATAAATCGGAGGAATAACCATGCCATTTTTAGATGTCACTGATGTGCTGTCTGACCCTGATTTCTGCGACACATCACTGACAGTAAAGCGCCGCGTAATCAGCGTTGACAGCGACGGGTTCCCAAAAACCACGGACACTATCAGCCCTTTTTCGGGCGTGGTGACCGTGGACAGATCAGTTGAAGCCCAGCTTCGTATGTCAGGGCAGGTGGTCACGGGCAGTATTCTGATTATCACCACTGAGCGGCTGATAGCCGGGGAAACGGGGCGAACCGGTGACATCGTCACCTATCAGAACCGTGAATACTTGGTGAAGTTGGTTGATCCCTACACGGCCTATGGTGCGGGCTTCGTGCAGGCGCATTGCGAATTGTTGCCGTTTGATGGAGGTTCCCCATGAACACCTCAGAGCGGGCAGGATGGTTAACGTCAGATACTGACCCTGACTATGACGAGAGTTTAGAGAGGTTGCTCAGTCGCTGGCTGCAAGGCGTATCAGGACTGAAAATCGTGAGGCCTCGCTGGACAGCGGTTCAGACTGCGCAGCCTCCTGCGGATGCAGACTGGTGCGGGTTCGGTATCACGGAAATGCCCGCTGATGCCAATCCCGCCTACGCTAACCAGACCGACGAACACGGAGAACTCTGGCGACATGAAGAGTTTGAATGCTCGGCATCGTTTTATGGGCCAAAGAGCCAGCACTATGCCAGCCGGTTCCGGGACGGGATCACCCTCAGCCAGAACAATGCTGAACTCAATCAGTCAGGTCTTTCGGTGGTCAAGCAATCTCAGATCACTTCTTTCCCTGAACTTATTAATAACCAGTGGGTACGCCGCTATGACATCACGGTCACTCTGCGGCGCAAGGTTGTTCGTCGGTACGACATTAAATCGCTAACTGACGCACCAGTTAAATTCTTTGGAGATTAAACCCTATGCAGGGCTTACCTATTTCTAACATTGTTAACGTCAAGGTTAACATGGCACCGCGTGCGGCACAGGCCAGAAGTTTCGGCTCGTTGCTGATTATGGGGGCCAGCAACGTAATCAATACGCACGAACGGCTGCGTTACTACACCGATATTGAGGGTGTGGGCGCGGATTTCGGCATGGATACCCCGGAATATCAGTCCGCCGCACTGTACTACTCGCAGTCGCCCCAGCCCGTCGATCTGTATATCGGGCGCTGGGCAAAAGAGCAGGTGCTGGCGGCATTACGGGGTGCTGTGCTGACCCAGCCTGAGCAGAGCATGAGTAAATTTACGCTCATCACTGACGGCACATTCAAGCTGACCATTGATGGTAAAGAAACTGTCATTACCGGTATTGATTTCAGTAAAGAGACCAACCTGAACGGCGTCGCTGAACGTGTGGCCGAAAAGCTGAAAAACGCTACCGTGCGCTGGGACAGTATTTCATCCCGCTTCACCGTCTCTTTGCAAACATCGGGGAAAATCGGCTATATCACCCGTGCTGATAGTGGTTCCTATATCGGGGATATCCTGAAACTGGATGAATCATCCGGTGCAACAGTTATCGATCCTACGGAACCCGAAACCATCGCAGAAGCCGTAGCAACACTAGGTTCAATGTCAGGTGCATGGTATGGGCTGGTAATTGCAGATAATGCCCTGTCTGACAGTGATGTGCTCAGCGTGGCTCGGTACATCGAATCAGCATCTGTCTCTCGTATTTATGGTCATACGGTCACCAAAACCGATGTACTCGACCCTGATATAGATACCGATATTGGCTCGCAGCTCAAAGGTTCGTTTCTGGGGCGCACGCTCTGGCAATACTCAGCGCAACCTTATGCTATTGCCTCACTGTTCGGCCGCATGTTCACCGTTAATTTTCAGGGTAACAACACCACGATCACGCTGAAATTCAAACAGGAACCGGCTATCAGTGCAGAGTTGCTCACGGCGACACAGGCCAACGCCCTGAAAGCCAAGAACGGTAACGTCTTTGTCCATTACAACAATGACACCGCCATTATCCAGGAGGGTGTGATGGCAAACGGGACGTTCATTGACGAGCGCCACGGGCTGGACTGGCTACAGAACTATGTCCAGACCAATCTTTATAACCTGATGTATACCGGTACCACCAAAATTTCCCAGACCGATGAAGGTGTCACTCAGTTGCTGACCAACGTCGAGCAGTCACTGTCGCAGGGTGTCACCAATGGGCTGATCGCACCGGGTGCTTGGGGTGGGGATACGTTTGGGGCATTGAACCGGGGCGATATGCTGACCAAAGGGTATTACACCTACGCGCAGCCCATCGCCGAGCAGGTACAGGCTGAACGTGAGAAACGTAAAGCCCCGGTGATTCAATGTGCGATTAAACTCGCGGGTGCCGTGCATTTCGCAGACGTCATTATTAACGTAAACAGGTGATCAGATGGCTACCTATTCATTTATGGATGTGTCCGCGTCAATAGCTGGCGTGGGCGGCATAGTCGATTTAGGGAATGGCGCGGCAGTCTCCGAAGAGGGGATCACCGTGGCGATGGCGGAAGCCAAAAACACCATGACCCTCAGCGCTGACGGCGAGGTGATGCACTCGTTACATGCGGGAAAATCAGGCACGATCACCGTGACGCTACTGAAAACCTCACCCGCGAATGCCAAGCTGATGTTGATGTACAACGCCCAACAGTTCTCTTCGGCGATATGGGGGAATAACGGCATCCTGATCCGTAACAAAGTATCCGGTGATACCACGGCGGCGCGTTCGGTGGCGTTCCAGAAGATACCGGACATCGCTAACGCCAAGGTTGGCAATACAGTCAGCTGGGTTTTCGACTGCGGCAAAATCGACACTATTTTGGGGACATTCTGATGGAATTTGAAATTAACGGCAAAAAGTACCGGGCGGGCAAACTGAATGCCTTTCAGCAACAAGACTTAGCGGTGGCACTGTTGCCGATTGTTCCGGCATTGAAACCCATTTGGGATAATCTGAAACCCTCGGGGGTGGATGAAAACGGCAAACCGATCTTCTCGCTGGAAAATATGGCTGACATTATCACGCCACTGGCGGATGCGGTGCGTACACTGGGTAAAGAATCTCGGTATGAGATTAATGATATCTGCCTATCTGTGGTCAGTCGTGAGGCGGGGGGTGCGTGGACAGTTATCTATACCGGTCAGCAACTGATGTTTGATGATATCAATGGGCTGGATTTGCTGAAAGTGGTCGGTCACGTCATTAAGGATTCTCTCAGCAATTTTTTTCCCGTACTGCCAGAGAGCGACGAGCTATCCCCGGTCAACCCAGCCTAGATTTAGAAACCCTCCCTCACGGGCGCTATTACCTGATGCGCCCGGTGCGTAACGGTATGTGCAAATTCGAGTCATTAAAGAATGGCGTTATCGATCTGGCCGATATCGCCCTGATGAATGACGCCCTGGACGTGGACGCCGAAAACGAAGCCTTGATAGCACGGTGGAAAGATGAGCAATAATGCAGAGACAATCCGCGACTTTTTGATCTCACTGGGTTTTGAGGTGGA